TGTAACTTATTCTGAACTTCCTGATATGGGAAATTGGCGTGGGTCTGAACTTGATGCTGGTACTGACCTTAAGGCTAATGAATTGAATAAATGGAAATATATTAATATGCCATTGGAAATTACATGCTCATTCAATGGGATTGCTGCGCAGGGGTTTCGGTCAGGAGAAACAACTTTTAATAGGGCTGTTAAAAATGTAGACACGAACTTCAATACTAATGCAAATGCTGCGCCGGGACAAACAGCAGATTGTCCGATTAAGATAGCAGCGACAATTCCAACCACCAACCCACTTATTTATACATATTTTGTTTGGGATCTTAGTACAAAAAATTATCTATCTTCTATATCATACAGCGGAGGAGACACTGGAGGCGGTAATACGGAACTCACTTTAGAATATGCCAATACATTTAATGATTACGTTCCTTACAGGCATACAGCTATTCAAAGTATAACGCGAGGAGCCGATATCTACTAGAAGGAGGAAAGCATGTTAGATTTTTATTTTAATAGGCGTGATTTTTTACGTATGGGAAGTATCGGAGCTGGAATGTCTACGATAGGTCTATCCGATTTAGCATTATCGGAAGAAGAGGAGCTGGCTCTAAAAGACAAATCAGTAGTATGGCTGTGGCTGGGTGGTGGACCCACTCAATTTGAAACGTTTCATGCTCCCACTGATTTCAATGTTCCTGATCAATTTAGACCTGTGAATGGGTTGTTATATGACAGCGCTACTAATATATCATTAGGGGCTGATTGGCTTCAAACATTTAAACATAAAGATAAAATTGTAACTGTTAATTCTTTTACGCACGGTGACTCATCTCATCGTCAAGCAACTCACTGGATGATGACGGGTCACTACAACGGCGAACGAGCCCAAACATCCAACCCAAAATATCCGGGTTTTGGCTCTATCGTTTCTTCCATCTATGGAGCTAATACTTCTACGGGAATTCCAACTTATATTAAACAAGGTGGTATTTCGGGAGAGGGACCTTCATGGTTAGGTGGAGCGTATAAACCATTTGATCCTTCCAACAAGGACAACCTCAGTCCTAGAGTAGAAATAGGTAGATTCAAGTCGCGCGGTGAATTACTGGCGGCCTTGGATAAGCAGCATGAAATCGTTAGTAATGCAGCTAATTCCATAGGTAAATATACTACACAGGCTTATGATACTATTCTCGGCACTGCTAAGCTGGCATTCAATATCGATAAAGAGCCAACTAAAACTAGAGATGCATATGGTAATACCGATATTGGAAAGCAAATGTTACTAGCACGTAGACTTTCAGAGTATGGTACAAAATTTATTACGATGCACTACGGGGGTTGGGACATGCATGGTAATATTTCTAATGCTCTTAAGGGTAGAGTTCCTCCTGTTGATCAGGCTATTGCGGCTTTCTTGCAGGATGTCTGGGAAAAAGGATTAAATGAAAAGATTTTACTGGTGGTCACCGGAGAGTTTGGCCGAACTAAACTTAATGGCAACGCAGGTCGCGACCACTGGCCCGCGATGTCACCTATGCTTATGGCTGGAGGAGAATATGAGTTAGGAAGAACTGTAGGTAAGGCTGATAAGTCGTATACACCTAAAGAAAACCCATATGGTCCGTTGGATGTGTGCGCAACACTATTTGACCACTTTAATATTCCTATGAGTATTCAGAAAGTGGATAATGGCGGAAGGCCGCGTTACTTGTTAGAGGGTGAAGCCCAATCAATTTTATGATTAGGAGATTAAGATGTTTAGACTATCAAGAAGAGGATTCTTATCGGTGGGCGGTTTTGGTATGTTGTCTTTGCCTAATATTTTACAGGCACAACAACAAAACGGCACCCAACACAAAGCTGTTATTAATATATTTTTAGGAGGAGGTCCTCCGCATCAAGACATGTGGGACATTAAAACAGATGCTCCCGCAGAAATTAGAGGCGAATTCCAGCCTATCGATACGTCAGTACCCGGTATCCAGATTGGAGAAAGTTTTCCTAAGATCGCCTCTATGATGGATAAGTTTGTTGCTATTCGTTCAGTGATCGGTTCGGCTGGTGGTCATGACGGCTATCAATGTATGAGCGGATGGGGACGAAATGAAAAGATCGTTGGAGTTGGCTATCCTAGTATTGGATCGGTTGCTTCAAAGATTCAAGGTCCCGTAGACGTATCAGTTCCAGCCACTATTGGTCTGGCAGCTAAAACCAAACATAGCCCGTGGTCTGAGTCTGGTAGTGAGGGCTATCTCGGTATCTCCCATAGACCTTTTAAACCTAATGGCGAGATGATGTCTGACCTCACCCTTAATGGTATTACTAAAGATAGGCTACAATCTAGAAAAGAATTGCTAACAGGCCTTGGTAATATTAAGCCTGAAGGAGATGTTTTCATTGATGAGGCTTTTGATGTACTTACTTCTAGTAAACTTGTAGACGCTCTGGATTTAAGTCAGGAGGACCCTAAAATCCGTGAACGTTATGGAGATGGTAAGCCTTTTAAGTATCAGTATGACGGTGCTCCTACTGTTAATGAACACGTCCTCATGGCACGCCGTTTGGTTGAGGTAGGAGTGCGTTCTGTGAGCCTTTCTTATGGTAGATGGGATAGTCATGGCGCTAACTTTGATCTCGTTAGAGATCATGGTGGTAAGCTTGATCAGTGTGTCAGCGCATTGGTTGAGGATCTGGATGAAAGAGGGATGCTTGATGATGTGACTGTTGTGGTATGGGGCGAGTTTGGTCGTACACCCAAGATTAATAAGGGTGCTGGCCGAGATCACTGGCCACAAGTTAGTTGCGCTCTATTGGCTGGTGGCGGTATGAAGCTTGGTCAAACGATTGGCGAAACAAATCGTCTTGGTGAACACGCTGTCGAGCGCCCAGTTCATTTTCAGGAAATTACTAGTACGATTTATTATAATCTTGGAATTGATCCTAGAGACACAACGGTTATCGACACAGGTGGACGACCTCAGTATCTTCTAGATCACCGAGATCCCATGACAGAGCTGGTTTGATCAGCAGCTTTATTATGCAGGAGGTTTCGGGTTCTCCTCTCTGTACTGATCAATTCAGTTAAAACCCGTTTTCTTTTCTGGAGGATAAAATGAAACACTTAATTATTACTACGGTACTATTTTTAATGATGGCTACCCCTTCTTTGGCGGCCACTCCCCGTAAACATAAAGATTGTGAGTGCGACGAGCAAGGATGTATTGATAGCTGCAAGGCATGTGATAAGTGTAGGGCGTGTATCAAAAGAGAAATTCGTAAAAAAATTAAAGAAAGAGCCGCAGAAGAGGCGAAGAGAAGAAAAGATAGGATACACAGATCTAAGATCAAACCCCGTATTATTATTATTTTTGGTAATGGAGGCATAAACCAATATCGTCATCATCCCAACTGTAGATGTAACAGATGTTGGTGGTCAGTACGCTATCGACCACGTCGTCAAGTAGATGTTTTTATTAATGTGCATCCTAGAGCGCACGCTCATCATGATCGCCACAATAGAAAACGTGTTGACAATCGACGTAAACTATGGTATGATGGACTTAGAACTCGCACTGATCGTCCCACCTTCAGAAGGTAAACCAAATTTAATGCCTAGAAGAAGAAAACAACCAAAGTCACCACACCAACCTTTACATTATAGGAAACAATTAAAACCAAAAACAGAAAATCAACGAGAATATATTATATCCATGGTGGAATCAGAAATTACTTTCTGTTCTGGTCCAGCTGGGTCTGGTAAAACAGCCGTTGCGGTAGGTTTAGCATCTGAATATCTTTTAAGTAAAAAGGTTGACAGAATTATAGTATCAAGGCCAGTCGTAGAAGCGGGGAGAGGCTTAGGCTATCTACCCGGTTCACTCACTGAAAAAGTACAGCCTTATTTAATGCCTATAATAGAAGAGTTAAATCTTTTTCTCAGTAGGGAAACTGTTAATAGTTTCAGATCACAGGGTAAAATTGAGTTATGCCCCCTAGAATATATGAGGGGAAGAAATTTTCATGACTGTTTTATGATTCTTGACGAGGCACAAAATGCCACCTATGAACAAATAAAAATGTTTATTACCAGAATTGGTCAAGAATCTAAAGCAATTATCAACGGTGATCTCTATCAAACAGACTTGGTCAGTAACGAAGCAGGTGCTCTTTCTCGCTGTATGGATAAACTAAAGAATGTCGATGGAGTGTCAGTTTGTGAATTGGATAATTCAGATATAGTTAGGAATAATATAATAGCTAAGATCTTAATTGAACTATCATGACAACACTTAAAAACATAACATTCAACGCTATGATAATTATTATCGTAGTCATTGTTGCGGTGGATTGCTTTTGGACTATAGAAACCCAAGAAATTATTTTGGAAAATGAGCAAAATCCTGTAGCAAAGTTTATAATAACACATAGCGGCGGAAAAGTTTCCTTATTGATAGCGTTAAAATTTATAAATACATTCTTTATAGCTACCTTTTTACAAAAATTCTATTTGATAGATAAACTAAGAAATAAAACATTTGCAACCGCCGTGGGCATATTGGCGTTCCACTTTTGGTTGCTTTATTATTTACTTTATGCAAAATATTAACATGATAACATATGATTATGAGTGCTCATCGTGTGACCACAGCTTTTCGGTTTCGCAAAGTATTAAAGATGATGCATTATCTAAATGTCCTGAATGCAAAAAGAAAAAATTACAACGAGTAACTTTAGAGGCCCCAATTGCATTCGTAGTTGGGGAGCCTACTACGGTGGGACAAATGGCCGATAGAAACAAATCTAAAATGGGAAAATATGAACTGGACAAAAGACGAAAAGAAGACAACGCCGTCGAAGACAAGCAAAATAAAGAAAAATCTGATCTGTACAGAAAAATTAATAAAATGACTCCGAAACAAAAAGCCAAGTGGATTAGGGAGGGCTAACAATTATAGAAAAAGATCCTATAAGAGCGAACTGTCCTCATCATGCAACTATACGATTCACTGTAGAAATAGTTAAAAGAAATACAGATGGAAGCTTAGACACAACACCATTAAGCACTAAAACTTTTAACAAATACGGTATTTCAAACGCGGCTGAATTTACTTTAGACGGTCTAAATGAGGCCGATTGTCTTAAACAAGTTAAAGATAAACTGGAGAGTTTAAATGGCTAGGTGGGAAAATGAAGATCTTTCAGGATTAAATATTCCTGAACCTCCTAAAACCACAGAAGTCTTCTTCGGCAACGGAGGAAAGACGGCTGAACAAAAAATGGCATTTGCTAAATTAATCACAAAAGGTGATGCTGAAACTTATTATGTAAAATATGGAAGAGGAGATCTTCTCGATCCATATCACGCAGACAGGCTTACGTATAACAGGCCTTATTTTGATTTCAAAAAAGTTAAAAAAAATGTATTTGATTTGTATATAGAATATCTGAAATCTTCGAGTAGGATATTCCTTACTAGAGCCAGAAGGCTTATGATGGAGAACTAATATGAAACGTGGACCACTATCTAACGATGAGAAGTCTTACATAGAACAAAACTCCAATAAAACTGTAGCGTCTTTGTCTAAAAAGCTGAATAGATCAGAAACAATAGTTACTGGACATCTAGAAACTATTAAAGATGACGTAGATGCAACCACTATAACGCATAATCTATTTGCCCGAAAAAAGGAGAGAGGAGTGGTGGTAATGACAGAAGCGGCCTCAATAGTGTCAGATGAAAATAAAAACAAACGAAAAAATAAAGTAAATGTCTCTACCAGACATGAAGGATCAATACACAAGATTAAAGAGGACTGATATGCTTTGTACCAAACAAGACTCATATGTTCATAAACTCCTTATGGAAGATATAGAAATTCTCTGGAAATGCGCGCTGACAGACGGTCAAACTGTATGGTCAGATTATGACAGGCCCGGAGAAACGGGCTCTCCATGGGAGCGCCTTATGAATTTTTGTGAAGAAACTGGAGAATGTGTAACCAAGGTTCAAGTATTGGTTTTTGGCGCCCCTCAGGAAGTTTTGTTTGATAATCCCAACGGTTTGGACGGAGTGTTTGTAGTACGTGGCGTGTCTAAAGATATAAATATGGAAAGTGGAGCAGCTACTGCTTTTCAGCACTTGACAGCCGGCGTTTTAAATGATAACCTTGAAACTGTAGACGTTAGAAAATTTAGTTGGCCGCTGTGCGAATTCGAGGCACCCGTCCAAACTAGAAAATTGACCCCCGAAAACGTTAACCTAATGATTTTTAAAGATGGCTCAAAAAAGAAGCAAAGTAAGCAGGTTCAAGTCGCCCTCAACGGGTGAATATTGTGATGCTGCTCAGTACGCCGCTGAAATAATGTGTCAACGTAAATGCGAGAAAGATAACGAAGGCAGTCTGGCATATAAATTTTGGAACAAAAAACAAAAAAGGTCCTATCAAGGACAAATAGTTGCAGCTAGAAAGTTAATCAAAGAATTTGGTGAAGATGCCTTAATAAAATATATAAATTCCCCCAGAGGAAAGAACACCTATTCTCTGGGTTTTTTTAATCCACGTCCATTTGTTAAAAAAGAAGTGGCGTTTATGCGCCATCTTCTAGATCAACAGCCCAAGACTGAAGAAAATATTGTTAAAAAAATAGACAATACTTCTAAACCTCGTAAGGCCTTTGGTCAGACAAATCTGTTTTCTAAAATTAAAAGAGCTGAAAGGAGTGATGATGATTGTGGTAAAGAATAATCCATCCTTTAAAAAGGAAATTATTAAAAAGTATGGAAACGTGATATCGACAGGTAATCAGATCCTTGATCAACGAAAAGACTTCAAAGTTATATCTGTGGGACCATCTATAGATATCGCATTGGGAGGTGGGATTAAAGAGGGCTCTTGGATTATTTTGACGGGCGATCCTAAGTGTGGTAAAACAACTACAGCACTTCAAATTGCAGCTAACTGCCAAAAGGAAGAGCGCCCGATTATCTATTTAGATGCAGAAGGGCGTCTTAAAGAAATGAATTTGTTAGGCGTAGATGGTCTGGATAAAGAAAAAATTCATATTGTACACGCAGAAGACGAGCCATTAAGCGCTGAGGCATTTTTAGACATCACAGTTAAATTAGTAAGCGCTAAAGAAAACTATAGGTGCGTATGTATTATTGATTCTACTTCAGCCTTAATGCCTGAAAAAGAACTAGATGGAGATATGTCCCCCGGACGAGCAGGTCTTCCCAAGCTGCTATCTGTTTTCTGCAAAAAACTAGGGCAAATTGTACCAAAGCAACGGGCTACTATGATTATTATTACTCATTTTATTGCTAATACGTCAGGCTATGGCGCCCCACGAATGCCAGACTGCGGTAAAAAAATACAGTATCAAGCCGATACACGTATGGAAGTTAAGTCTATAGCCGCGTGGGAGCAAAGAGATCAACAAGTAGGACAGGCTATTAATTGGCGTATATTATGTTCTTCTATGGGTCCTCCGGGAGGAGAATGTCAAAGCTGGCTAAAATATGGACATGGTATAGATAAGATTCAAGAGCTTATTATTCTAGGACAAGACCTCGGTATGATAGGTAAAGCTGGTGCTTGGTTGACGTGTGAGTTTATGGCATCCCATTTAGAGCTTGTAAAAGAAATTAATCCAGAAGTCAATATTGAAGACATGGAGGCAGTTTTGAAATCAGTAAAAGTACAGGGTCAAGAAAAACTATATCAGTTCTTGGATAAGAATCCTAAGGTGGTTCATATATTAGAAAGCGAAATAAAGGAGATGCTTTAGAGTATGAAAGTAAAAGGTCTTGACGGTAAAGAATACAGCTGGACACCAGCCCGTAACCAAGCAAGGTCAAAAGAAAGATCTAACTTACACGATAAAGCAAAAAAACTTCTTGAAGAAATTTTTCCTTTTGATAGAATATTAGAGGAGGTTTCTCTTCCGGGATCTAAAACAAGTATACGAAAGTCTGTTTTGCGTGCTGACTTTGTTGTTCCAAATAGAAATCTAATTGTAGAAGTCCATGGAGAACAACACTTCAAATATAATTCGCATTTTTTTAAAAACAAGATGAACTTTTATAAAGCACAGGCTCGGGACAAAGATAAAGTTGAATGGTGTAATCTAAACGATATTACTTTTGTAGCACTAAAATATAATGAGGACATAGATGAGTGGCGAAGCAAAATTGAATGAATTTTTATCCAAGGTAGAAGACTGGATAACAATCAATAATATTGATATTACGAAAGAAAATTCTACGGCTGGTATTATATTAAATACAAGTGAAATGGAACTACGGGCATTGAGTGCTGAGGAGTGTCTAGAAAAGGCATATACATTATATTCTCATGCAGACTATTTACAAAGCATTTACAATAAACAAAGAATAATTTTAGATTGGGCTGACGATAGCATCTGGTATATAATATCTCCAATTGTTAATCAATATGGTGACAAGTATACTAAATGGCAAGAAAAATATTGGAACGCCGTGAGAGAAAATCCTCTAGCTTCTGAAATTATTAAAATAAAAACACATACCCATGCCAGACTTAGTTCCCTTATCGAAAAGGCTGATAATGCTAAAAGAATGGGAGATATATTACAAAACCTGTCTAAGAGGAGAACATAATGTCAGTAATTGACACAGCTAAGGAACTATTAAAAAAGGGAATGGAACTTAACGATCCTGAACTTATTAAGATGGCCAATACGTTACTAGCAACAGTTGAGACGCCACCAGAAGAGCCCAAAGAAGAAGATCCGCAGAAAGATTCTCTAGTAACACGAAATGAAGACAACTTTATCTCATCAATAACCGATGATAAAGACCTGCGATCTGCTAGTGCTACACCAGTTAATCAAGGTAAACGTAAGAATCTTTTTGTTGATGATAAAATTGAGGCTATGGATGTCACCACCCCATCCTACAAACCAACTGCAAGAGATAGAAAAAAAGCTAAAAGGGTAGAGCAAAAATGTGAAGAGTGTCGTAAAACAAGTATTGTTCCAGAAGCGCACGCGCGAGATTTTTTTGTGTGTGATAGTTGCCTCGTAAAAAGGAGAAGATAATTGCTTAATATTGATATTAAAAAACTTGATGATACAGCAATTGTGCCCACTAAAAATAATACAAGTGATGCTGGTTGGGATCTTTACTCCTTAGAGGATAGGGAGATAGAGCGTGGCCGCAGAGCTACCATTGCTACTGGAATTGCTATGTCAATCCCAGAAGGATATGTTGGCTTAATTTGGCCTCGGTCTGGTCTAGCTGTTAAACGAGGGGTTGCAATTTTTGCTGGCGTAATAGATTCAGGATACAGAGGTGAAATAAAAGTATGTCTTTATAATGCTTCCAATGATCCATTTCCTCTAAAGGTTAGTGCTGGAGATAGAATCGCCCAAATACTTTTTCAGGAAGTTCCAGACTTTTCTTTGACAGTGGTTGATTCTCTTGATATAACTGAGAGGGGAGGAGATGGCTTTGGTAGTTCTGGCAAATAGGGAGATGATATGTATAACTATCGAGCAAAATTAATTCGCTGTATTGACGGTGATACTGTCGAATTCGATGTAGATCTAGGGTTAAAGCTTACGGCACGTCTTCGTTGTAGGCTTATAGGTGTTAATACTCCTGAACGGGGACATGTAGATTACAAAACGGCTACCAATGAACTTAAAAAATTAATAGTAGCTAATATGGATGACCGTGGTAACGTGAATGTTCGAACATATAAAACAGGAAAGTATGGAAGATGGCTAGTTGAGATTGGTGAAAATGGCACTGTTAATAAGGCCATGGCTGAGAAGTGGCCGTGGCATGGACCATAGGAGATATAATGAAGATCAATTTGTTAAATGCTTTATATCTGATTGGCCTTGGTGTTTGTCTAGCAATGACGGTTTCAACATCCTCCACTCCTCCACAAAAAACCATAGAAAGTAAATTTGAAGAAATATATACTATCTTAACTAAGATGAATGAATACGAAAATTGCTTGGTGGATACACAACTAAGAAGTTTGCACTACGCAAAACCCCACACGGAAATGCAAAAGTTTTGTACGGAGTGTTACGATCTATGGGGTACTGAAGACAAACAAATTGTAGAAATTTCAGTAGAAAAACTAAATCAACTTCAGCAAATAAAAGAAGAGTCTACAGATTTGCCAGAAGAAAAGCTTTCTGTTGAAGAAGAGCTAGATTCTATAATTACGCTACTGAAAGGACACCGTTCATTTTTGTATATGATACGCAACTCTGAAGAAAGAACATATCACTATCTAAAAAGCCACACCCATGAAGGAGCTGGGGCCATTGAAAAATGCCCCGATTGTATGAAACTCAGAAGCAAACAGACAACAGAAACAACTTTTATTTCTAGACAAGAGTATGAGAAACTCATTAAAAAATAGGGGGATATATGCAATACGTTGTTTATATTACTTTACCAGATGGACAAGCCAAACATTTGAAAATAAAAGCAACGGATTGCAAACAAGCTGAACAAATAGCAAAGGATAAATATCCAAGTTCTGAAGTCGGTAGAATTTCAGCCGTCACACAAGAGCTTAATTATTTTAAAGCCATCAAAAAATGGAAAAAGTAAGCAAAAGAAATTTACAGGATCTAGCTGCCGAAAGGGCTGTACTGGCTGGTCTATGTCAATATGGCCTAGATGCCTTTTTGAATATTGATTTTATTGATACTGATCATTTTACTAATGAAATGAATCAGATCATTTTCAAATGTGTCAAGAAGGTAATCTCAGAAAGTAGTCATGTAGAACTAGCCTCTATTTTAGCGGCAGCTAACAATCTAAACCTGTATGAAAATATTAATAATAAAAATGAGATAGGATTTTTACGATCCCTTTTCAATTTTCCTATCCATAAAGATAATATTAGTATTCATGCGGCCAAAATAGCTAAGCTAAAACTAGCTAGAAATATTCAGCAGACTCTCAAGGTTTGTGAAAAACGCCTCAACACTATTAGTGGTGATGAGGATATAAATGATTTAATTACTATGGTAGAGTCGCCAATACTGGACGCTACCTCTGCAATATATGAATCATCTAGTCATCAACCAGAAATAATTGGTGACGAAGTAGAAGCATACATTCACCATCTCGCAGACAATCCTACCGATATGATTGGTATTAGTAGTGGTTTCTCAATTTACGATCAGGCTATAGGAGGCGGCTTTAGAAGAAAGTGCGTAGACCTTGTGGCCGCGCGACCAAAAGTTGGTAAGTCTATGTTTGGTGATGAAGTGGCTCTGCATGTGACACAGAATTTAGAGATCCCAGTGTTGATGTTAGACACGGAAATGTCTAAAGAAGATCATTTGAATAGAATGCTTGCTAATCTCAGTGGCGTAGACATCAATAGAATATCTACTGGAAAATTTGCAGAAAATGAGATAGACAAAAAAAAGATAGAGGAAGCCGCCGAAAAGCTTAAGGCTATACCTTATCATTATATTAGTATTGCGGGACAGCCTTTTGAAAATATCTTAGGGCTGATGCGTAAGTGGCTATATCAACACGTAGGAATAGACGAAAATGGTAGAACTAAAGACTGTTTAATAATATATGACTACCTTAAGCTAATGGGATCAGATGGTATTTCTAACTCCATGCAAGAATTCCAGTTGCTTGGTTTTCAGATTACCCAACTCCATAATTTTTGTGTTAAGCATGATGTGCCATGTTTAAGTTTTGTGCAATTGAATAGAGATGGTATAACTAAAGAGTCAACGGATGTAGTTTCTGGTTCTGATCGTTTGATTTGGCTATGTACAAGCTTTACTATATTCAAGATGAAATCAGATGAAGAGATAGCAGACGACCTCGAAGAAAATGGCAACAGAAAATTAGTGCCCGTAGTAGCACGTCATGGGGCTGGCCTAGATGATGGCGATTATATCAACATGAATATGTTCGGAAAGTATGGTAGAATAGAAGAAGGCAAAACACGTAATGAATTGAAAAAAGCCACCAAGAAAACTGATCGAGGATTTGAAACTGATGAAGATTACGAAGCCACAGATATCGCATCTGTCTAATCAGCTGTTTGATAGAGTGTCAGATCTATTAGACCATTTTGAAATAGAGCCCGTGGAACACCACAATAGGCTTGTCTTTCCATGTCCAATACATGGGGGAGATAATCCTGAAGGGTGTTCTATTTTTACAGATGGGGATGTCATCAAGGGAAATTGGAAATGTTGGACACGACAGTGTGAAGAGGATTTTGCTTCTAGCCTGTTGGGTTTTGTGCGTGGTGTATTAAATCATCGTCTTGATAAAGAAGTCAACCTGATAACGGCATTTGAATACTGCCTCAAATTTCTTGATACAAAAATTGAGAACCTAGAGACTTATAGTGAACCCCTAGAAATAAATAAAGAGTTGAAGTTGCTTGAGGTTTTTGAAAGAAAACCCCAACGTTTTTCACATCCTGTCAAACGAGAAGAGGTACGCAGAAGAATAAATATACCCGCTAAATATTATATTAACAGAGGATATTATCCAGAAACGCTTGATTTGTTTGATGTGGGACTTTGTTTAGAAAAAAATAGGCCAATGTCAGGAAGAATTGTTGTTCCAATCTACGATGAAGACTATAATTATGTTGGATGCGTTGGTAGATCAACATCTCCAGACATGCAGCCTAAGTGGTTACATAGTAAGGGCTTCCGAAAATCCTATCTTTACGGTTTAAACTTAGCTCTTGAGCACGTTAGAAAAACTGGTACCGTTATCTTAGTAGAAGGTCAAGGAGACGTATGGAAAATGCATGAGGCTGGTTTTCCAAATACGGTTGGAATCTTCGGAGCCAGCCTCACTGATGATCAATTGGTATTGTTAGAACAAAGTGGAGCACTAAATGTAGTGATTCTTACGGATTCTGATGAAGCGGGCGAGAAGGCAGCTGAACAAATAGCCGAAAAAGGCGGAAGAAGATTTAATTATTATCGTCCTAAGATCTCCGAAAAAGATGTTGGAGATATGACTATTGAGAAAATCAAAGAAGAACTTAGTGACCAAATCCAAGGAGCATCTCTATGAACAGAATTCTTGCTTTTGCTGGTACCAAACAGTCTGGCAAAAACACTTGCTGTAATTTTTTACATGGTTACCAACTGAGATCACACCATATTGTAGATAATTTTTCTATTACTGAAGATGGTGGATTGGCTGTAGACACAAAAACTATAGATGCCGAAGGTCATGAACAGCAAAACCAAGGCCTTCTGGATATTACTAGGAGTGACCTAGAATTTGCCGAGTGGGCGTCTAATAACATGTGGCCCTTTGTAAAGCATTATGCATTTGCTACCACCCTTAAGGAAATGTCTATAGCTTTATTTGGTTTGACCCGAATACAGTGTTACGGCACCGACAGACAAAAAAACACTATGATACCAATGAGGTGGGAAAATATGCCCGGATGCAAAAAGTCTTCCTCGGGACAAATGAGCGCTAGGGAATTTCTACAATATTTTGGTAGTGATATTTGTAGAACCATTAAGGAAAATATTTGGACAGATACCACAATAGACCAAATAGAAAGAGAAAACCCTTTAGTGGCAATCATCAGTGATTGTAGATTTCCAAATGAAGCAGAAGCGATTCAAAATGCTGGTGGTAAGGTAATTAAATTAACTAGACATAAAGACACAAAAGATAAACATACTAGTGAAACAGCCTTGGAAAACTGGGAAGATTGGGATGCTGTTATAGATAACCAGAATTTAAGTATCTATGAAACAAATGTAGAACTTGTAAAAACGTTAGATAGCTGGGGATGGTTGGGCAATGTAATACAAAAACCAGAACCAGAACCTAAAGTTAACAAAGAACTTGTAGGTGGAATCCATAAATTTAAAGAGAGCCCATGATAGTAACATACATTCGTAGTTCGTCCTACAACAATTATGATTATTGCCAAATGCAATATTTTATTACATATGTATTAGGTCATCAATCTATTTCTGGAAAAAAGGCCCAACTGGGCACCATTGTTCATAAGGTCATGGAATGCCTAGCCTCCTGTAAAAAAAGAATGCAGCGTAAAGAAAACAAACAGATGTCTATTACTGATGATGCCCTTGGAAAAATCCAGTTCTCTAAGAAACAACTTAGCACTAAGAAATTTGTTAATAATTTGTTGGATTTAAGTTATGACTACTACACTAGTACGTGTATTCATAATTATACAAATGCAGATTTTAACTTTTGCAAGAAATCAACTTGGGATGCCTTAGAATATAATGATGGACAATTTGATCCTCGCAATAGAAATGTCATTGCTAGTGAGCCTCAATTTGACATTCCCATAGAAGAAGATTGGGCTGAGTATTCTTATAAAATGCCAGACGGAAAAAAAATAAACGGAAGACTAGCCATCAAGGGAACTATTGATTTGGTTACACAAGTAGATGATAACACTATAGAAGTTATTGATTGGAAAACAGGACGTAGATTAAACTGGGCTACCGGAGAAGAAAAAACTTATGAGAAATTGATTGAAGATCCTCAATTACTATTGTATAATTACGCTATATCTAAGATGTTTCCACAATATGATCAAGCTATTATGTCTATATTTTATATTAGGGATGGGGGTCCGTTTAGTATGTGTTTTGATAGAAACGATCAAAATAAATTTTTATACATGCTAGGGAAAAGATTTCAACAAATACAAAAGAACGATAAGCCTCTTCCTATTTCAAAAAATCGCAACCACTGGAAGTGTACAAAATTATGTCATTTTTACAAAAACAAATGGCCCGGAACTAACAAATCAATGTGTCAGTATATTGAAGAAGAGCTGAAAGGAAGCAGTATGAAAGACACAGTTGGCAATTGCACTAAAAAGGATTTTAGTATTGGCCATTATGAAGCGCCGGGCTAACAGAAAAAGGAATGTAGTATGAGTCTTTTACGATTAGATAAATTAACGGATTCTACGGTACAAGATTTGTCTCCCTCATTTAATCATCTGCCTTCCACAGAACATAAGGATGGCAAATATAGATTGCGACGATATTCTGTGGTAGAACTCATGGTAGAACCTACAGCTATTAAAGCACTTCCTATTAATCAATTTATGCAGACAGACAAATATAATAACTTTCAAGGTAATGTTGAAAGAAAATTTGAAAATATTGATGAGAGTGCGCTCTATAGCGACGGCATGAAAGAGATAATTTATCAATTTAGAATGGTGAATTCTCTTCCTTATACTACTCTTGTTGAGATACATCAAATGCGTATTGTTACACTATATGAGGAAACCCCAATTTCTCCAGAAGGCGTACACCAAGATGGAAATGATTTCATAGCAACGGTAGGAATAGCAAGACATAACATAGAAGGCGGCCATCTTTTAGTTTATATGGAAAAAGACGAGGAACCCTTTATTTATTTGCCATTAGAGGCGGGATATATGGTAACAATGGACGATAAAAAATTATGGCATCATGGGCGTCCCATTAAATCTCTTGACCAAAATAGTGATGGTTATATGGATGTGTTTATTCTAACAACCAAGGTGGCTAATAAACTACTTGCATGGTAAACAAATGAATATTTTTTATTCTCAAATAGGACAGGACAAGTGGGTGCTAGATAGGCATGATAACAAAACTGGAGGATTTTTTGTTGACATAGGTGCTCATGATGGTATTGAGCTATCTAACACCTATACCTTGGAAAAAGATTTTGGTTGGTATGGAATATGTGTGGAAGCAAACCCAGAGTCATTTATAAAATTAAAAGAAAATAGAACATGCTCCTTAGAAAATTCTCCTGTGTTGGATACAAGCGGTATAACTGTACCATTTTATGCGCATGAGGAAGATCCGATGCTATCTGCGGTAGCTCCTTTTGGCTATGTAAAAGATTACGATAATAATTGTTTTCGTTACCCGCAGCACCATCTCACAACAATTAGCTTAAATAATTTATTGCAAAAACATGGAGCGCCTTCTACCATAGATTATATTAGTATAGATGTAGAAGGGTTTGAAAAAGAAATATTAGAAACATTTAATTTTACAGAATATGACATTAAATGCTGGACTGTAGAAGCAAATGGTCCCGATACAGAATTAATACTAGACATGTTTAAACATGAAAACTACACTACGGAATTAAGAAGTTGGGATATTTTTGTTTGGAGATAAATATGATTGAAATAGCAATTACAGAAAAAATGAAACAGCGGGCTTGGCGTAAGGCACGTAGTATGGGTAAACTAAAGAACTCCATAACTGCTGGCGACGGAAATATTGCTGGATTTTTAGGAGAAGAGGTTGCCAATGAGATAATCAATGGTATAGTATCAAATACTTACGACTACGATATTCTCTACGAAACAGCATCGAGTAAAATCAAATACGATGTCAAAACCAAAAGATGTACGAGTGAACCTAAACCATTTTACGAATGCAGCGTGGCTGCCTATAATACTAAGCAAGAGTGTGATAGGTATGCGTTTGTAAGGGTGGAATATAAAAGTGGAAAATGGGGGAGGGCTTGGTTATTAGGTTGGTTAGCAAAGGAGGATTATTTTAGGAGCGCGCACAAGTTGCGTAAGGGACAGACTGACCCATCAAATGGATTTAGGGTCAAGGCAAATTGTTATAACGTGGCTATTTCAGATCTTAAAAAGTTTAGAAAGAAAAAAGGAAAAATTAATGCCAACTAATAACTACGAAGCGCGCCAAATATTTGGTATAATTAATGAGTTTATTGATGTTGAGACGGCAAAAAAAATAACAACACGTCTTTATGAACAAGTAGGAAAGTATACAGAAAATGAATCATTGGCAGTTAGTTTAAAAATGCTTAAGAATTTATACGAGGATTGTTGAAGTGAACTGGGCTCCTCTCTGTATACACACGCACTACAGTCTTCTTCGGGGTTTTTGTAAGCCTGATGAAATCGTATCTAAATGTAAGGAGTATGGATATAAAGCGTGCGCTATTACTGACTATAAATCACTGTCGGGCGCCGTAAATTTTTATAAAGCGTGTCAAGCCGAGGATATTAAACCAATTATAGGATGTGATTTTGGCGACTTTAGTCTCTTAGCAAAAAACAAAGCGGGCTGGTTTGATCTGATAGAGCTAACCGGAACCATAGGTACAGACAATTTTAATACGACATTAGAGAAGATGACTAAAAAGGATAATCTGTATCGACTAGATTCACCACTACGAGAAAGAGAAATCTATTATGCCCAGAAAGAAGATGCTATTCTACAAAGAATATTACTATGCTCTGGGATGAAAACCACTCTATCTAAAGTAGAAAAGAAACTAGAAGGGGCTGACAGACGCTTCTTTGATTCAGATGAATTTTATCTCCCCTCTCCTGATGACTTTGAAAGTATGGGTATTGATGCAAATGAAATCAAAAAAGTGAACCAAGTAGTTGACCTCTGTGAAGAATATGATATCTTAAGGAAGCCGATGCTTCCTAAATTTGTATGTCCAGATGGTATGGAAGAAAACGATTATTTAACAGAGTTATGTAGAAAAGGGTGGAAACGTTTATTAATTCCACAAGGTAAAGTAAAAACAGATCAGGCTAAACAGGCCTACGTAGATAGAATAAAGAAGGAACTAGATGTCATATTTGGCGCAGATCTTTCAGGATATTTTCTTATTGTACAAGATATCATTAGACATATTGAATCAGAGGGTTGGCTCGCTGGTCCCGGTCGAGGATCAGCAGCTGGCTGTTTAATATCCTACCTTATAGGAATTACTAACGTAGATCCTATTGAATATAATTTGATTTTTGAAAGATTCTATAACGAAGGCAGAAACACCGAAGAATATATATCGCTACCTGATATTGATATTGATGTACCAGCTGAACACCGAGAAGAAGTAATAGATTATATTAAAAGAAAGTATGGCGAAGAGAAAGTGTCTCAGATGATCACATTTGGTAGACTACAAGGAAGAGCAGCCCTTAAGGAAGTACTAAGAATGCATGACGCCGTTTCATTTGCTGAAATGAATGAGATCACCAAGGGTATTCCTAACGAAGCAGATATTTCTGATCAGCTGGAAAGTATGGAAGAAAGGTCCATTATCAAATGGGCATTGTTAAACGAAGGAGACAATCTTAGAAAGTGGTGTAAGATCAACGAGGGAGCCCTAGAAGGCTCCTTAGCGCCACTTTTTGAACAAGCCATACGAATAGAGGGTACAAACAAATCTATGGGTAAACACGCTGCTGGTGTCATTATTTCTAAGGATCGCCTGAATTCTATTTGTCCTATGACACAGGATAAAAGCGGCAATATGATAGCTGCATTTGAAATGGGCGACTTGGAAAGTCAGGGACATGTTAAGTTTGATATATTAGGTATTGATCTATTAAGTAAAATTATGGAAATTAAGGAGTAGACATGAGAGACCACAACATCCTTAGGCAGGACTTTAAATCAGTTATTTATTATGGGTGCGCTCTAGAGTATAATAAGATCTCAGTGTGTGACCTAAGAAAGATGCTCCCAGAGTATAGAGATAGAAAAGACGGTATGTATCAAGTAGACGCAAGTAGCTCACAAGTAAAGTTCTCGAAAATATATAGAAATATTGATGATGCGTTAGATAAATTCTTTGAAATTGTAGAAGGGACATCCTAATGAACTATAGAGATATTATTGTCTTCGATTTTGAAACTGGTAGTCGTAATCCACTGATGACGCAACCTACTCAGATAGCAGCAATTGCCATCCATGCTAGAAAATTAACCCTTCAACCCGGAGGTGTTTTTAATAGTGAGATGAGGCCAATAGTAGATGAGGAAAAGGCTGTGGCGGCAGGTGTTGATCCGCTTGAAGATGAAGCTTTAACAATTACGCATAAGACAAGGGACAAACTAGCGAAAGCACCTCTCCCTAAGACAGTTTGGAAAAAATTTGGACAGTTCTGTGACAAATATAATTTCAGAAAATCTAGTTACACTGCGCCAATAGCCGCCGGATATAATATTATTGGATTTGATTTGCCTATAGTGCATCGAATGTGTGAAGAGCATGGGCCAACCGACACTAAGGGTAGACAAAAACTTTTTAATCCTATCTTTAAACTTGATTTGATGGACATGGTTTTTTCATGGACGGAAAACAATAAAGATGTAAAATCCTTAAACATGGATTACCTCCGTGAATATTTTGGCTTCCCAGAAGAATCAAAAGAGAAAGCTCACGATGCTCTTCAGGATGTTAAGGATACAGCTAACATTTTAATTAAATTTTTGAAGTTCCAAAGAAAGCTTGCAGAAAAAACCAAATTTGAAAAGGCTTTTGCAAATGGCGAATTTTACGTTTAACATGAACGATTTTCACGATGATAGGGTGTGGGATCTCATATGTGATGGTAGGACAAAGGGAGTATTTCAGCTAGAGTCGCAACTCGGACGTTCATGGGCTAGAAGGGTAGCCCCCCGAAATATTCAAGAACTAGCCGCTCTTATTTCACTAATCCGTCCCGGCTGTCTTAAAGCTTTTACGGATGATAAGTCTATGACGCAACATTATGTAGATAGAAAATCCAAAACTGATCCTGTAACATATCCACATGAATCTTTAGAACGCATCCTAGAAGAAACATATGGGGTGCTTGTTTATCAAGAGCAGTCCATGATGATAGCTCAAGAACTGGCAGGTTTTAGTCTAAAGGATGCCGACTCATTACGTAAGGCTATCGGAAAAAAGAAAGCTGGCTTGATGACAGAAGTCAAGAAGTCTTTTCTAGAAGGCTCAAAAAATAAAGGCACTGTTACTACGGCAGTCGCTGAAGAGATTTTTTCATGGATTGAAAAATCCAATCGTTATGCTTTCAACAAGTCCCACGCTGTTAGCTATGCTATCAATGCCTATTGGAGTGCATACTGTAAGTGCTATCGTCCCGTGAGATTTTTTAAGACTTACCTTAATCATGCAAAAAGAAAACCAGACCCCAAACAAGAAATTAAAGAGCTAGTGACTGATGCTAAAATGAATGATATTGAAGTATATCCTCCCCGTTTGAAGCATCTATATAAAAACTTTCAGTCTGTCTCAAAAACAATTCACTTTGGTATCAATAATGTTAAACATGTGGGCGAAGTAGAATGTGATAAGATAAACAAGTTTCTTCCTGAAACAGAAGAGATTTTGAACAAGACTATAGATGATTGGAATTGGCTTGATATTTTAAATAACTTATGTTCCATTTTGAATAAACAGGCTGTGGTGGCTTTGATTTCTGTAGGGGCTTTTAATGGTAAAAATAATAACAAGAACAGAAATGAAATGCTATATGAGTTTGACAGCTGGAAACAACTATCTGCAAGAGAACAAAAATATATCAAAGAGAATTATTCCAACCATGAGACTCTTATTCAATGTATAGGATATATGATCAATAATCTCAAGATTAATTCTAGAAGACTGATTACAGTAGTAGATATCAAAAACTCCCTAGAAAACCCATTTTATGATATCAAAGATGACCCCATATGGATTGCCGATACGGAAGAGAAATACATGGGATGCGCCTTAACTTGCGGTAAAACAGACTATGTTCAAAGCAACCTTGTAAATACTGTATGTAAAGATGTAGCTCTTGGGTACATGAAAGGCAAAGTAAATGTGGCTGTGCAGATTAATTCCTTAAGAGAATATAAGACTAAAAAGGGTAAAAATCCGGGACAACTTATGGCATTTTTATCAGTGGAAGATAGCTCTGGCGTACTAGATTCAGTCATCATATTCCCAGAAGACTACCAAAAAAACAAGGAATTTTTAGTCGAAGGTAACATGGTGATCCTAATGGGACAGACATCCAAGAAAGAAGATGGTGGAATTATTGTAAATAAAGTGTGCCAAATTTAAGAAGGGTCTATATAACATAGGAGCCCCCATACTTAATTTGGAGATCCCTATGAATAGATGCACTTTTGTCGGCAGGCTGGTAGCCGACCCCAGACTAAAAGAAGTAAATAATACCCACCTTGTAAGCTTTACTTTGGCTATTGAGGAACATAGAAAAGATAAAGACGGCACGAAAAAGAAAAGGGTGGATTTTCTAGAATTCGAGGCATGGGATAGTGGCGCCACCACTATTCATAAATACTGCAAAAAAGGGGACTTTATTGCCGTAGAAGCTATCGCCAGACAACAAAGATGGACAGTTGGTGAAGAAAAAAGACAAAAGGTAAACTTTAGAATAACCAATTTCAAAATCTTCAACAATAATAGAGAAGAAAATCTTAATGAAGAAGCGTAAAAAAATACTTTTTTGTACAGAGGCTTCTTTCTTGCCCACCGGATATTCTGTTTATAGCAAGGAGGTTATGTCTAGATTGCACTGTATGCCTGAATTCGAGGTAGCGGAATTAGCGTGTTATATAGACGATAACAACCCATCCATTCCAAGTGTGCCTTGGAAAATATATCCCAACCAACCACTCCAAAACGGTCCCGACTGGGGTACATATCAATCGTCCCCCTCTTTTCAGTTTGGAGAATACAAATTTAATTCTGTACTACTAGACTTTATGCCTGATTTTGTAGTAGACATTAGGGACTGGTGGATGATAGAATTTGAAGCGCGTTCTCCATTCAGAGATTTGTTTCACTGGTCCATTATGCCCACTGTAGATGCATTTCCACAAAATCCACAGTGGGTATCTACATATGCCAGTGCAAATGCCGTATTTACTTATTCAGAGTTTGGAAGAGATACACTTCTTGAGCAGTGTGACGACATAAAATATAAGGGCATTGCGTCTCCTTGTGCTAGTGCAAACTTTAAGCCCGTTACCAATAAGGTCCAACATAAGGAATCTATGGGTATCTCTGGAAATATATTCTTAATTGGTACTGTAATGAGAAACCAAAAAAGAAAACTTTACCCTGATTTATTTAGAGTCTTTAGAAAATTTTTAGATGAAACAAAGGCTATAGACACATATTTATATTGCCATACTTGTTATCCAGATGTAGGATGGGACATTCCAAGATTGCTTCAAGAATTTGACTTGACTCACAGAGTTCTATTTACCTACCAATGCAATTTGTGCCATGAGATACAACCCAACTTCTTTAAGGACTCATTTACATTTTGTAAAAAGTGTGGAAAATTTAGTAGTCACATGGCGGGCATAAATAACAAAGTAGAAGAGGATGATTTTTGTAAAATATATAACTTATTCGATATCTATATGCAATATGCTAATAGTGAGGGATTTGGGATGCCGCAACTGGAAGCGGCTCAATGTGGAGTTCCAGTTATGTCTGTAGAATATTCCGCAATGGAATCTGTAATAAATAACATTAAGGGAATAGCACTCAAGCCGCTCGCTTTAAATAGGGAGTGCGAAACAGGATGCTATAGGGCTGTACCCAATAACGCAGATACGATTGAGAAATTAATAGAACTATATTCTAACCTAGATGCGCTTCCTGCTATAGGAGCTAAAATAAGAGAAAACACATTAGCCCATTATAATTGGGATAAAACAGCGCATGTGTGGGCACAACATTTTCACGAAACAAAAACTTTAGACCATACACAAACTTGGTTATCGCCTCCTCAGATTTTTACACCTGCGACTACACCACCGCCTCAAGATATTAGTGCTACGGATCAAACA